CTGCGGCCCCAGGACGCCTAACCTTGCGGTTAAACACCACTCCTCACAGTTACCTGATGAGGACTGAGTAACAGTTTTTCTGCTTGCTTAGGCAGTATGCCCTGGGATGGGACCCGCCTGAAGGCTCTCTACGTGTCTCGTAGACCCCGAAGGGCCGGTCACCCTAGGCCGAAGCCCAGCCCCCTCGGCTCAAACCCCCGAGGGCGGAGAACCTCCATTGGATCCCAATGGCGGTGTGGGCTTAACCCAGACCCTTCAGATGGGGGGCTACGTATCTCGTACGCACCCCGTCCGTCTTCTCTAGTCCATAGGACGAGACAAGAGGATCTGAAGGATCCGGCAAAAACCCGGCGGAAGCCGCGAAATATCGCGACTTCTTCGTGTCCAGGTCCCGCACGGTTGGACCGTAGCCCCTAATTGGGGTACGCTTAGCCTTGCGGACCTTATCCTGGAAACGCCTGGAGGCCACTCTAACAGAGGGGTTGTGCTCCATGCCCAGGTAGGGTTGGCGGAAATAAAATTCCGTTGCCCGAACACGTCCGAGGGCGGATCGATACGCGCTTTCCAATGAAACGCGTAATTCCGCCCCGTCGGTCATCACGTCCGTGGTCAGGATAGTCAGTCCATACTTCAAGGAATCCTCTGAAGTCTTGACAACATCCTGGAGCCACTGTTTCGCGCTGCGATCGAGATAACTCGTATCGGCTGACGATCCAATGGCTAACCCCAGCCCTGAAACCAGGTCAACAATGCTGGCCTGCGACAGGTACTGTAACCACGGGACGTGGTCGGTAGTGCTACGGTGAGGGACGAGCGGAACTCCGACGCCTCCATAACCTGCATCTACCGAGATTGGTATGCCCATCCTATCGGCAAGCCTCCACGTGTAGTAATACGGGGAGACTTTCCAGAGGAACTTAGGGAACGCCATCCTGGCGCGCCCCGGGTCGCCCGCAATTGCGGCCGCCTGGGTAGCCCACGTGATGTGGCCCTTAGAACCCCCTGGAGGGGCAACCAGGACAGAGGTGCTGAGAACAGGTACCGGATACCCTGCTTCGCAGGGTATTTCCGCTATTATGCTCCGAGTAGGGTGATGGAAGCACTTGTCATATGACAAGCGACCTCCCATGGAGACGAAGATGCTATCATAGATCTTACGCCTCTCTAGGGTCCAACGCGGTTTTTGCGCGTCGTCCCCTACACCCTTCAGCACCACGTCGCTACGCCGGAGGTACTTATGACGCTTTGCGTTACGCTCGATTCGAGTGTAAGGCAAAATCTCCAATGTCTTGTGAGCTGCATACAATGTGTGCAACATAAGAGGAGGGAAAGATGTGGGATCTCCCATCATCTGTCCAGTCGTCGTCAGTACCCCGCGCGTAGAGTTGAGGTCGTCCAGCCAGGTATTCACGTCTTCAAGTATAAACTTGGCGTGGCCCAGCTCGGACTTCCTCAGCACCTTCTTCTCCTGATAATCCCACACACCAAGTGTGGGCTCCTCACTGAGAAGAGGTGCTTTCGGGTAGCGCAAAGACAGTCCTTCCGGATGAAACTCCCATGGGTCCGCATCATGCGGCAAGATTTTCTTGACCCCAAAGAGGAGGTTGTAATACTTCCGGTAAGGAGCGAGCTGTGGATAAACATCTGCAAGCTCCTCGTAGACTGTCTGAGTTAACCACTGTGCATGGTAATCCGTAGCAGCTGTGGCGTCCTGGCTATACCAGGGGCCCATCTCGCCACCAAGATCCATGTCGCGGTCGCCACCCAGGGCAGAGGAGAACCGGGGATCGTTGACCATAACATGGTCAAGCACCCGGCGTAGGATTTGTTGCACTAGGTTAGCTGCTGTCAAACTGGCAGTAGGGAACCGTGTTTTCAATCCTTTCTCCTCAGCCACTATCGGAAGAATAGGGAGGTACGTGACTCGATCGAGCACGTATTCCGTCCCTTTCCTCAGATAGTATTGGAGGGCTTCAGAAACGCCAGGGAGAGTTTTCTCCAACTCATCCCATTTTCCCTTAAAAAGGGAAGCGGCCATCTTCGTGTCCGGCCTCAACTGAGACCGGGGATGAAGCTGATCTGAAAGATGTTCAAGGTACGCACCGTCTTTAACGGTGGACCAAAAGTCAAACGTACCGAACTCTTCTTCAGTATTCTGAAGACCCTCCGCCTTCGCCACGGCATATCCAACCAGCACTAAGTGCTGAACGCCCGCCACGTGTCCGCCTGCTCCTCTCGGATAGCCGAGGGCTGCATGTCCGGATGGCATGGTGAACAAAACTGGATCCCTTTTGGGTTTCCAGCGTTGGATAT